AATCCAAAGAAAAAGGGCATGATGGATCGTGTGATTGATGCACAACGAGCTGTTGAAAAGATCCTAGAACGCGGTATTGTTTGTGGTGATGGCAAAGTAAGAAAATTCTTCATTGACTACAACAGTGATTTTGATGGTGTACGAATCGTATATGATGATTATGCTGAATACAGTGATTATGATGATGACGGCAATGACATTGACAGCCGCACTGGCAAGCCATGGCCACACAGCAAATATGATGAAATGGAATTCAAAGATCATGAATTGGATGAGGGTATGACAGAAAATCGCAGTAGCTGGGATAGTAACATGCAGGGATGGCAAAGTCGTGAACAAGCCAGCATGGATGCACAACGCCGACATGATCTTGAGCAAGAGCGTAATGTTGGAATAGAACACGAAGATGATCCTCGTTGGCAAGCACAAAATAGACCACAATCAACTCCAGTGCTAAAAGGCTATTATTTCTATCAAGTAAACCCTGATGACGAGTATGATGCCAAAGCCATTGGCCTAAAGCAGACCAAGAGTGGCAAGTGGGCATTGCCTGTATACAACACCAGTGGACGCAATACCATGATGAAAAAGAACACTGCTGACAGTTCATTTGGCGCAGGTCGTTGGTGGGAACCCAAGAAGTAAATGAGAGAAAACGAATATCCAGTGTATCCGGAAGATGATGGTCGCGATCGCTTCCGGAATCCCTATAGCCCAGTGTAATAGCTGTAACAAATAGTAATAACAAGTAACGATTCATTGTTTAATGAAAGTTGCGGTAGTATACTGTTTGTATGAAACAAATTTTATATCTTTCGATTGCAGTACTATCTGCTTGTGGCGCTGGAGATCCCAATTCAACTGCCAACACTACAACTACCAAGGTCTATCCCTGTGATGCTAGCATAGTGGCACAAATGGCAACCATGATCACACCCAACTTGTTGGGTTTGGGTGAACCAGATACCACAACCTACAGCACCACTGGTAATCAACACACTATGATATATCAGTTCAATATAGCTCGCGAGCGTATTACATTTTTGTACAATACCAGTGGGCAATGTCGGGAAACTGTAGAAACCTTTTGACATCCGATAAATATTCGTAGCATGAGAATAAGTGACTTTGAAATCCGCAACTACGAAAAATTAGACAACATACTGGTTGAGTTATGTGAGATGATTGTTCGCGGGCAACAACAAGATCCAGACTATTACGGAATGGTTGCCAGTTGTGTGTTGGACATGGACAACAACAAAATATGTGCGGTCAACCATTATGTGAATGATCGCAAACGAAAACACGGTGAAAGAGCCGCTGTCGATGCTTATCATCAACAGTTTGGTGATATCGGCAAAGGTAGTATCATCATCACTACTTGTAGTCCGTGCTCAGAACACATGGACGAGAGATACAGCGAAAGTTGCACTGACTTGATTGACAATTTAGGCATACACAAGGTGTATTGTGGCTACTCAGATCCCACACAGGACAACAGCGAAAGATATCAACACAAGAAATTTCACATTGAAACCACGCAAAACAAAAAAATACAAGAGATTTGCAAAAAATTTGCAGATACCTTTTTAAAGAACACACCTTAGGACCGGTACTCGTTACCGTGGCGTGTAGGCGGCTGCTGCCTTACCACAATCGGATTCGCTACCTGACTGGTTAAAGTGAGCAATATTTTTCTTGACATGCCAATTTTAAAAGCGTATAATAAATTTTTCAGGAGAAATAATGTATACTAAAACTTTTAATGGCGAGCAAAAGATCAAACTAACACAATTGATCAACGAAGGCATGCAGGTCATGCACGAAGTAGAAACATTGAATGGTGGACTAGCTGACACTATCAAAGCAATTGCCGAAGAACTAGAAGTCAAGCCCAGTGTGCTTAAGAAAGCAATTCGCGTTGCACACAAAGCTGAATTTGGTAAGACACAGCAAGAGCAGGAATTGTTAGAAACCATTCTGACAACTGTTGGTAAAACACTATAATGAATTACTGGGACATACTACACGACTCAGGCAAACCGCTTTGCTTTGTAGGCAATACGGTACTGAATCAACAGTTTATGAATGATCGACTTGGTGACAATCAATTCAAGGAAATCTGCTCACTGGAACACATACAGTCGCAGACACAAGAATGGTTTGATCAACGACAATTCATTACAGTAACCGGCGATGTTGTGCTTAAGAAACAAATCATCCAAGAGTTAAACAATCGACAGGCCGCAATCTTCAGCATTGTGGGCACACAAAATCTCATGCACAAGGATATTGTAATTGGTCGTGGCACATTTATCAACAACTTCAACGACATGTTGATCAGTGGCATTGATATTGGTAATTACTGTGTGATCAGTTGTTATTGCCAGTTTGGGCGTAATGTAATATTGCATGACCATAGTCATGTGGCTTCTTACTGCTATATCAACGACTGTATTGTCGGTGAGGGTGTTGCCATTGGTGCAAGGGCCAGTATTGTGGGCGTAAGTTTACCTGGGCTTGATACAAAAACCATTGCACCTTACACAAACCTACTGATCAACAGTACTGTAACTAAATCCATAACCGAAGCTGGAACATACCACGGCAATCGTCGAATCAACGACATGACCAGACTGGAATACAGGATTGTCTAATGCTGGAACAACTCAGGAGCCTGTTGAGATCCAAGGCATTGTTGCACACCATATCTCAACAGGCCATCATAGATAACCGACTGAGAAACTTTAAATCTGCACTAGAAAGAATGTCAACTGCTCAACGTCAATGGGCATTTGGTGATCATTCTGTGACCAAACTTGAAGATCTCGATGGTCTTCTAGAAAAAACACCTGAAGATGTTGCAGTGATGCAACAGCAATTGCCACCATACGGGCATTTTTATCATGGTGAAATTCTAGTACAAAATAGCGGTAGTACCACCAGTAAAAAATCATTTCCGTTTGACATTGAATCATGGTTGCAGTATGTGACTCCGGCAGCAAGAGGACTACTGGCCTTGGGAGTTGACAGCACTGATAGAATACTATCCACTGATCCTGGCAGTACGCAAGCTGGATATCGCACACCCGAGGATGCCGCAGTATGGGTATGCAGTGCACAATTGATACTCGACCGATCAGTGAGTTTGAGTAATAAAATAAAAGCCATCAATGATCACGGAGTCACTGTTTTCATTGCCAACTACAACAAGCTGGAACGAATGGCCGCTCTCAAACCCAAGTTTGATCAGCCATTGAAGGCAGTCATCAACACAGGAATGCCACTGAAAAATCCCAAATATATTGCTGACACATTTGGAGTTGAATGGGTCATGGATTATTATGGCTCAAGTGAAATGGGCAATACCTATTACACCTGTCAACACGGACATCGTCATGTGCATGATGATTTTGTACATGCTGTACAGAGAGATGGAAAAACACTATTTTCAAATCTCAGTAGTTTGCCACTGTGGAATTATGATCTTGGCGATCGAATTGAGTATTCTTACAAGGGCTTGTGCAAATGTGGATCATACTTGCCGACTGTGGACTTGTTCAAGACCAAAGACTATACACAAATCAACAAAGGCTAATGTTGTCATTGACAATAAGTAAAAATTATTATATACTAGCGAGTCGCTGGCGTAACCAGCAAGCAACAAGGTCAACGGGCCATAAACCGCAGGAGTAAAATGAGTTATATTGACGCACTATTTGATCGCAAACAAGATCGTATCCATGTACTGGAAAGACGAGATGGCCGAAGAGAATACCGAGAGTTTCCGGCAAATTATATTTTTTACTATGATGATCCTCGCGGAAAGTTTCGTAGTATCTACGGCACACCTGTAAGTAGATTCAGCACACGCAACAGCAAAGAGTTTCGCAACGAGATACGAATACAGTCCAATCATCAAATATACGAAAGCGATATCAATCCAGTATTTCGATGCTTGGAGGAAAATTACAAAGGACAAGATGCACCCAAACTACACACTTGCTTCTTTGACATCGAAACAGACTTTGATCCAGAAAAAGGTTTCAGCAAACCCGAAGACGCATTCAATGCCATAACTGCAATCAGTCTATATCTAGACTGGCTGGATCAGCTGGTCACATTGGTCATGCCACCCAGGCACATGAGCATGGAAACTGCTCAAGAACTGGCCGCAGAGTTTGACAATACATTTATTTTTACCAGTGAACGAGACTTATTAGATACATTTCTTAATCTAATAGAAGATGCAGATGTGCTCAGCGGTTGGAACAGTGAAGGCTATGACATTCCTTACACAGTCAATCGAGTGATACGAGTACTCAGCAAAGACGACATTAGACGGTTCTGTCTTTGGGGGCAATATCCAAAGAAGCGTATGTTTGAAAGATTTGGTGCAGAAAACGAAACTTATGATTTGATTGGTCGTGTGCATATGGATTATATGCAACTGTACCGCAAATACACCTACGAAGAACGACACAGTTATAGCCTTGATGCCATTGGTGAGTACGAAGAGCTTGGCTCTAAAACTGCCTATGAGGGAACACTAGACCAGTTGTACAATCAAAACTGGCGAACTTTTATTGAATACAATCGACAAGACGTTCGATTGCTCAGTAACATTGATAAGAAACTGAGATTCTTAGACTTGGCCAATACACTGGCTCATGAGAATACAGTACTGTTGCCGACCACCATGGGTGCAGTAGCAGTTACTGAACAGGCCATTATCAATGAAGCGCACGAAAGAGGAATGGTAGTACCCAACAGAAAAGAAAGGCTCACAGATGAAGACACACAAGCCGCAGGTGCCTATGTTGCTTATCCCAAAAAAGGCATCCACGAATACATTGGTTCAATTGACATCAACTCGCTCTATCCCTCGGCTATTCGAGCCCTCAACATGGGACCAGAAACGATCATTGGCCAGCTCCGGCCAATAATGACCGACAGGTACATCAAAGAAAAAATGGACAAGGGCGATAGTTTTGCCGCGGCATGGGAGGGTATATTTGGTAGCTTAGAATATACTGCTGTCATGGAACAAAGTCGAGGAACAGAAATTACCATCGACTGGCAAGATGGCAATGAAACTGTAAACAGTGCCGCTGAAATTTGGCGCATGATCTTTGACAGCAATCAGCCTTGGATGCTGACTGCCAATGGCACTATCTTTACCTATGAGTCGGAGGCCATTATACCTGGCTTGCTGAAACGATGGTATGCCGAGCGCAAGGAAATGCAGGCCAAATTAAAAACATGCACGGAAAAGTCCGAAGAAGAATACTGGGACAAACGACAGCTGGTCAAGAAAATTAATCTTAACAGTTTGTATGGTGCTATTCTCAATCCACATTGTAGATTTTTTGACAAGCGCATTGGACAGTCGACCACACTCACTGGTAGAGCTATTGCCCGACACATGGATGCCTATGTCAACGAGTGTATAACTGGCAAGTATGATCACACTGGAGAAGCAGTCATATACGGAGACACAGACAGTTGTTATTTTAGTGCTTGGCCAATAGTCAAGAAGGATGTTGAATCAGGAGCACTAGAGTGGTCAAAAGAAATTGCCATTGCATTGTATGACAGCATTGCAGATCAAGTGAATCAGAGCTTTCCGGGATTTATGGAACAGGCATTTCATGTGCCTAGAGAAATGGGCGCAGTCATCAAAGGCGGTCGTGAGGTAGTTGCCAGCAAAGGATTGTTTATTACCAAGAAGCGTTATGCAGTGATGATCATCGACAAGGAAGGCAAGCGCACTGATATCAATGGCAAACCCGGCAAAGTCAAGGCCATGGGCTTGGATCTCAAGCGCAGTGATACTCCAAAAATTATTCAAGAGTTCTTGAGTGATATTCTCAATGATGTACTCACTGGTGTAGATAAATCTTTGATTATTGAAAAAATCAGAGACTTCAAATACAAATTTGCCGAGCGTCCAGGATGGGAGAAAGGTTCGCCCAAGCGTGTAAACAACTTGACCATGTACGGTAAAAAAGAACAACAACAAGGTCGAGCCAACATGCCAGGGCATGTGCGAGCCGCACTCAACTGGAATACAATGAAACGCATGAACGATGACAAGTACAGCCAAGGAATCGTAGATGGCATGAAAGTTATTGTGTGTAAACTAAAACAAAATGCACTGGGGTGGACCAGTATTGCTTATCCCACTGATGAACTGCATTTACCACAGTGGTTTAAAGAATTGCCATTTAATGACTCTGAAATGGAAGCCACCGTGATTGACGGCAAAATTGACAATCTCTTGGGCGATCTAGGTTGGGACATTGCGGCAGCCACCAACACAGAAAATACATTTCAATCACTGTTTGAGTTTTAACATGTTGAGTGATCGCATTCGAGCTCGGTTAGAGTTGAGTAAATTAGTAGAGTATCTTAATCATCTTGATTCGCTGAATGAAATTCAACGACTAAACAACGTCAAGGTTGCGTTAAATCTACTGTTCAGTGACATAGAAATTACCGACATAGAGTGGTCAGCCAAAGAACAATTCAAAGAAATAAAAAAAACGCTGGATCAAACCATGGACACTATTCATCCAGCCTTGCACGAAATGCGCAAGCAGGTGGTTGCGGAAATTGCACAAGGTGAAACTGAGTACTTTCGCCGAAGTAGATTGTTTTATCAAACTACCAAAGCTGATACAGTTAATCACATACTTAATCGACAGATTGAAATCAACGAAGAAGTGCATGAACTGTTTTTAAGTCGATTAAATGTAGTAGCTGATTGGAAATATCCAGGCATCATTATTCGTCCAGGTGTTAGACCCTACATCAACACAATGGTGTCAAGTGATCCGTTGTATCTGGTAGACTCGGACATTGACTTACTAACTCCTGTGGTTTTTCAACAGCAAGAACGATATCAACGAAGACTGCGAAAAATTATAGTTGATGAAAACGAACCAGACTTTTTGTTAAGCAAAATACCAGTCGGGCAAATTGGCATGATACTGTGCATGGATTACTTTGAATACAAGACCATTGAAGTCATTAACCAATACCTGGTTGAGATGTTTCAGCTGTTGAGACCTGGCGGCATGACGATTTTTACCTACAACAATTGCGATCTAGCGGCAGGGGTTAAATTGGTAGAAGCCAGAGCCAGATGCTACACACCCGGAGTTGTGATAAAACAATTGGTGTCAGACATAGGGTTTACAATACATGCTCAATTTGATCATGCTGAAAGCATCAGTTGGATGGAAATATCAAAACCCGGCGAACTCTCCAGTCTCAGAGGCGGACAAAGTCTTGCCAGAATAGTTGCAAAAAATCAGTAAACCTGTTATATTATCTAAATACTCTTCACAAAGGAAAAACACATGAGAGATTACTTACTAGACTTAGTTGAACACACATACGACCTTGGTTGCATTGATCTTGTTAGAATTACAGGAACAGAGCAAGATACCACAATTGATGGTATTGCCGAGGATCACGGAGTTGTTGTTCAAGCTAAATTTAAAAACCCAGTGCCAGATTTTATTGGCACATTTGGCATGCCAAATCTTAGTAAACTTAAGGTTATTTTAAATTTACAAGAATACAAAGAAGATGCATCAATTACCATAACACGGCAAAATCGCAATGATGTAGACATGCCAGTGGGCATGCACTTTGAAAATAAATCAGGCGACTTTAAGAACGACTACAGATTTATGACCCCTGAAGTTATTGCAGAAAAACTCAAGGTACCCAAATTCAAAGGAGTCAATTGGCATGTAGAGTTTGAACCAACTGTTGCAGGTATTCAGCGTCTGAAAATGCAGATGCAGGCCAATACAGAAGAAACCAAGTTTCAAGCAAAAACAGAAAACGGAAATTTAATATTTTCCTTTGGAGACCAATCAACTCATGCTGGAAATTTTGTATTCCAACCAGGAGTTACAGGATCGTTAAAAAGATCATGGTCATGGCCAGCCGCACAGATCATGAGCATCCTGACACTGACCGGAGACAAGGTAATGCAAATCAGCGATGACGGAGCAATCCAAGTTACAGTGGATTCTGGCATTGGTGTTTACACATATATTTTATTAGCACACACAAAGTGATCAAACATATACCCATACATCAGCAGTTCACTTACAAGTCTATTCCTCGGAATAAACAATTAGGGTTTGAAATTGCTAATCATTGCAATGCTCCAGATAGAGTGTTGGTTGTTGACTGGGCTGGCGAATGTTTTATTTGTTCTTGCGAAGCTTGGTTACCAATAAGCATGGGCAAAATCGAACAATTTGAACGCTTGTCTGATGTA